ATTGAATACAGAATTTACTGCGCTGTATCGGTTAAAGTCACCGGTGTACAGCAGCATTTGGGACTGCAAGTAGTGTATGTAAAGTTCGTCATAAGGGGACGGCACAAGCAGTTCCTGGGTATTCGGCGTTTTCTCCGTGTACCCGGCAAAGGCAGGTGCGTCCTCTCTGGCGTCCATAATTTCCAATTTGATTTGTTTATCCAGTCTGTTCAGCCAGGCGATTTTTTCATTCATAGAAAAGGTCGTGTTGGGGCACAGCTTGTCCGCCTGGTTGACTGCTTCCGCAATCGTCATATTGTTGTTCCCTCCTCATAGTAAAAAGGGCAGACGGAATATTCCGTCCGCCCTTTGTCGGTTACATGCCGGCTGCCTGTGCAGCCAGCTTTTGAATGAGCTTGGCGTTCTCTGCTTCCATCTGAAGTCTACGATTGACTACCTCTGCAATCGGCTCCGGCACTTCTACCGGAATACCACGCTCGATCTGATATGAGCCAACGCCCGCCACAGAAGCAAACATGTGGCTCTCGTTGTTCATCGGGTCCAGCGGAATAAGCACAGGCACCATTTTCCACTTAGGTGCAGTTTCTTTCTTCTCAGCCATTCTTAATAGTCCTCCAATCAGTTTTCCGTGGTGCTGGCGTCTGCACTGCGGTAGCTACAGCTCTCAAAACGAATGATGGCATACTCGTTCAGAATCTTTGCACCGTGGGTAGCCTTCCAGCCGGTGGAGCTACGCTGGTTCAACGGATCATCGCCATAGCCCAGCGGCTTAACGATATAGTCCAGACCCAGGCCGTCCAGCTCGGTAACGCCGTAAGCATTGGCGCCCAGGAACAGCGTGCCATACACAGCCAGCTTGGAGCCGGAAGCCTGCTTGTAAATCTTAGCGTTGGAAGAATCGACAAAACGGCACTTGCCAATCTTACCGATCTCGCCCTCGAACAGAGCGGTGGTGTCCGCATACTTGTGCATCTCCTCCCACTCGCTGGACAGCATAATGTCCGTCTCTACATCAGGGTGGATAATGCAGACATAGTAGCCGTCAATGGGGGTAATATCCCGCCGCTTCAGCTCGTTGACCATCTTTTTCACATCAGCCACGGTCAGCTTGTCATCCGCAGTCAGTGTGTCACGAGAAGTCTTGCCGCCGGCATAAGCCACGCTGGTGGTTGCCTGCATAGCATTTCGTGTCACCAGGTCAATGGTGTTGCCTGCCTGGTTGCCCTGCTCTTTGCAGTCCTCCACAATCACATTATCGAATGCAGCGGTCTGCAGCATATCGGTGTGCTTAATGTAATCACCATACTGGCTCACAGTGGCCTTAATGGCGGTCACGGTCCGTTTGGTGCCGTTAGGCGTAACACCTTCTACCAGCGGGGTAAGAGCAGGCGGCAGGCTGGAAAACTTACGCCATTCTGCTACTTTGCCGGAGCCGCGCGGAATGGGCTCTTTCTGCCCGAACTGACCATGCACCAACTTGGGCTTGGCGTTCTCCAGCAGCTCCTTAATGTAATATTCCTTGATCTCAGCCGAAAGGCCGGTGTCAGTCGTTGCAGCCATGTTGGCGGTGCCATCGAACAGCTGCAGGTTCATTTTCTTGTTCATGTTTCCTCCGTTTCTGACAGAGGATCGGTTTTTACTTGCCGCTAAGGAATCGTTTGATATCCTCCGGCGTTTTCAATTCCCCTGTCGCAATTTTCTTATTGATGAGTTGGTGCTGCTCTCTTGTCAGGGCAGCAATGTTGACAGAAGTCTTGATCGCAGGTGCGTTAGAAGATGCGTTCTCTTTCGGCACATGACCGCGTGAGCGGATCGTGTCCGCTGCAGCTTTCGCTGTGCTCTGGGCTGCAAACTGCATTGCGCCACCGGTGAGCTCGGTAAGGTGGCGTGCTTCAAAGGCAGTCTTGAGCGTGATGCCGGGGCATTTTAACAGAGAGACAAACTCAGGGCCTGCCAGTTCCGTATCCAGGTCAAATGCGTCCCCATACAAGGACTTGACCGCCTCGCTCTCATCCAGCCACTGCTGGTACTGCTGCGCTGCTGCGTTCTGCCGTTCGCGTTCCTGCATTTCCTGTCGGAATGCAGCGTTTTCACGCTCCAGCTTGTGCATCTGCTTCAGCGACTCGATCGGCACACCCTTTTCCAGCGACTCTTGCTCGTAAAAGCTGTTATCATCTTCCAAGGCCTGCATGATCGCTTCCGGGTCCGTAGCGTCTGCGCCGTACTTTTCGCCCAGCATATCAAGCAGGGGCAACACCCTGTCATACTGTGCCTGTGCGGCTTCATCAGCACGGAACCGCTTTTGCATTGCAGCGTTGATGTGCTTTTGATACGCATTCTTGTACTTGTCCTTAATCAGAGCCTTAAACTCTTTGTCAAGGTCTTCTGCTGTGCTCTCCTGAGCACCATCCTGCGTGGCGGGCGCAGTATTGTCTGCCGTATTGTTCTGCGTGGCGGGCGCACTGCCGGTGCCGTCTGCTGCACCGCCCTCACCATCGAAAAGCTGTAGCAACATGGGCATCAATTTGTCTGTTCTCATAGGAACTCCTTTCTGTCCGTATCAGGTGGACGAACCCTTTACTCGCATAATAACAAAAGAGGGGACGATCATGTCACCCCCCCTTTTCAACTGATTTGGATATGCCCCGGATAGCTCTCAGCCAGTATTTCCATACCGCACCGAAAAAAGGTAAACGCTGCTGGCACCGTACTCTCATTCGCCATCGGTACGCAACGAATACGCACATCTCCAGGCAAAATCTTGATCTGTGGTTCACACAGTAGGGCACCAGCCACATACGCCCTGCGCACGACTTCCGCCAGCGTGCAGGTAAGGGCAGAAACAGCAGCGCATACCAGGTCATGATCCAGTTCGTTGCGTGGCGCATCGGCGTGGCCTTTCAGTTCTACGAAGCAAGCGCCAATATGTACCGTAGTCATTATTCCGGACTCGTGCTTGTGGCCACTCTCTTGCGTGCCTGCGTTGCAAGAGAGTTATCCTGGTATTTGTCCGTGTTACCCAAGCTGTCGCTGTCGGTCGGCGTTGTGTCTACCGACTGTGTGTCTGTCACTGCTGCGCCACTCATTGCGCCGGTCGTCATATCCTGGCCGGACATCAGGTCTTGGCCGGTCAACTGCTTAATGATCTCGTTGCTGGTGTTCAATGCCTGGGTCATCTGCTGAATCGTGTTCCACATCGTACCGTTTTCCTGGACCCGCTGCACAATGCGATCTTTGTGGTTAATATCCATCATATCCAGCAGTGCCAGTGCCTGGTCTGCATTTTGCGGGTTCAGCACGCCCAGGTTGTACATCTGCACTGCCAGCTCATTTTGAGCCAGTTTGCTGTATGGGCTGGCCTTGCTGGCCGATACATCTACATCGAAGTTGGGCATTTGATAATACTCATCGTCCGGAAACAGCGTTTCAATACGCCGCTCCTGCATATTCTGATTGGAGAAGGTCTCAAACGATACAGAACCATCTGCGCCAGTAATACGGAACACCCGGGGCATATCATAGAACTGCCGAATACGCTCGATCACCATTAAGATGATCTCCTTGTATGCCCGGTAAGTGCCCTTGATCTGCCAGCGTGAAGTCTTGCTCCCGGCTTCCTGCATAGCACTGATTGCGCTGGCTGCCGTTACCCCGCTGCTTGTACCGCCACTGGACACATCACGGTTGCCACTGGTCTCCTTCATTTCGTCAATCTTGTGCATGAGCACATTATAGGCGTTGCCGTCTATGCCATTGATCACGATTGGCGCATAGGTGTCCTGACCCACATTATTTCCCACCTTGATGAAGTGCTTGGAAGTATCTGCAAAGTCGTCTTCGTTGATCTCGCCATCGTCACGCACCAAATAGCGCGGTACGGAGCTCCAGATCGCGTTTTCCAACATCGCCTGGGACAGTTTGTCAATATATTCCTGCGGTTCCTTGCAGAGGTCCACATAGCCATATCCGGCAGGGCTTCCGGCTACTCGGAACAGAGGATCAAACACAAAGGGATATTTGCCGTCAATATACAGCCCGGTATCTTTCCGTTCCGGGTCATTCTCAGTTGCATACAGCACCACACCATTGCAGAACTTCACATAGTGCACCACATTCTTGCCGTCCACATTCACTTTGTAGTACCAGTCCACCACCTGGCTACGGTTACTCTTGTCCACTGTATCATCAAACTGGTATTCTGTTTGTACCACACTGTGCATAGAGGATAACCGGTCCTTCAGCTGCGGATACTGAGACACCAGCGCATCGTTATTGGCAGAAGTGATGTGGAACAGATTGGCCGAGTCTTGGATATTCTCAATCCCAGGCTCCCAGGCAAAATTCAGGATATCGCACTTTTTAACGCTCACATCGCCAAGGCCATTCAGCTTGTCCTGATCCCACACCACGGCGTATATGCCTGTACCGTTCAGGACCTTGGAGTGTATCGCCTGGTCAAACTCCTGTTCAAAACCATTCTCATCCAGTACCACCGGCACCACGGCGGACAACTGCTTGGCAGTCTCCTTGTCGCTTTCTTCCTGCGGCAGAATATTTGGCTCAGGAAAGTTGTCCATATAGTCAGCAACCTTGTTGTCCACGCAAGAATGCAGCCATGCAGACGCCGGCTTAATGCGCTTGTCACCCTCTTTGCCGTGATCTGACTTGAAGTTGCCCCAATGTCGCAACTTCCACCAGTTTTGGTTGGCCACCACTCGGGCATCTACGGACGCCTTACCAGCCATGTACTTATTCAGCAGCTCCATAGCCCGCTGCACATCTTCTTCTGTAATGGTGTACAGCTCTTCCTCCTCCGGCTCCATAGCTGACATTTCGTCCACCAGTTGCTGCGCCTGTTCGATTGGTTCATCAGACCGTTCATCAGCAGCAGGCGCTACAGCCTCTTCCGGCTCCTTCTGTGGCTCCATCTGCCCCTGAGCGTGCTGCATGAATTCTTCCTTGCTCGGCTTTTTCTTTTGCTTAGCCATATCAATCAATATCCTTTCTTCATTTGATCCAGTGGGTCGTCTGCCAGCACTCTGGCCGGTATCTTCCGTCTGGGCGGTATCTTCTGCAACATGGAGAAGTAACGAAACTCATCCATTGCGTGATCTTCAAGTTCTGTATTCAAATCCTCCACCTTGTGTTCGTCATACATCATCAGAGGAATGGTCCGGATGAAGTCCTTACAATTCTTGAATACATACAGCATGGGGTATCCACGCTCATCAAACATCAGCCTGTAGTGGCACTGCATCCACCCGGCTATGCGGGTGTTATCGCCGCGCTCAAAGTACACACCATGTCTGTTTGCCGTCTCCGCAATGGAATATCCATCATCCTTGGCGAAGATAGCAGGGTCTGCTACGCCGGTAATATGTCGGCCCGCCAGCAGCGGGTCATGCGTTTCTATCTCTCTGATCTTCTGGAACACCACATCCGCCGGCAGTTTCAATCCCTCGTTCGGTGAGGTGCAGCCGTACCACTCCTTTATGCGGTACACCACGCCATCATATCCCTGGGCCCACCAGCCGCAAGAAAACGGCTTGCTGTACCCCCAGTCGAACGAGCGATATACCTTCCAGTCGGCAGGAATATCGAACGGATCTATCACATGGGTCCACCTACGGTCTGTATAGTGGTCCGGGTTATTCCTCCATTCCTCGAAGAACTGACCCGAAAACACATTCCAGTCACCATACCGCCATGCCTGGCGTACCTTGGCAGGCAGCGCGTCCAGCTGCTGAAGGTACTTTGGGCTATTGTCAAGAAGTATCTGATTATCCGTCACCAGAGACTGTATGAACGAATAATCCTCCGGGTTCTCATTCTCATCGTACACGCGATCAATGAATAGCCGCTTGACCCACTGGTGACCAACGCCCCCAGGGTTGCAGGTCAGGTACATTCTTTTAGGGTGGCTATTTGTACCCCGCACACAAGCCCACAAAGTCTTGAACATATCCTCCGTGAATTGCGTGGCCTCATCCAGGTACATGATATCGCACTCCGTACCTTGAAAGCGGCCCAGGTCTTTCTCTCGCTCCAAATAACGGAACAATATACGGCTGCCGTTAGGGAATGTAATTGTCTTTTTGCTGTCGTTGTACACGGCCAAACGCCGGTGCCTATCCGGATGATAGCATTGCAACGCCCTGGTCAGTGGCACAATATGATTTTCGGTCAGCTCCGGATAAGTCTTACGCACGATGATCTGCGTAATACCCGGACAGGCGTAGCTCATCACCTTAGCCTTGCAGTCCACTACCCAGCTCTTACCGCCACCTCTGGCACCACCAAATGCTACAACATTGTGGGTGTCTGTCAGAAACTCCACCTGCTTAGGCTGCGGCGTGCCCAGGCTCAATACTTCACTCGGCATACTTCTTTACCTCGTCTGACAACACCACCTGCACTGCAGGTGCGCCAGCTGCTACGCTATCGCTTTGGCTCTTCAGGTGCTCTATGCGCGCCTGCTGCTCCTGTCTATCCAGATCGTCACGCACATTTAGAAGATCCTTTACATCCTTCAAGCTGGCAGCGATCTGTTTGGCGCCGGCACGGTCCACAGCCACACCTGACACACGCACCACCTTGTACTCGCCGTCTTGCTGCTCCACGGAGCACATCTCATCCAGCTCATCTATGGCCTTCTCCAGCTTGTCCATCAGCTTGTCTGCAAGGCAGTGCAGCCGCTCAACGCGCTTTACTTCCCGCTCCACAGACATATCCATATATTTTTGTTCCACCTTGGCGCGGTAGGTGTTCCTCTGCTCCGTCCACTTCTCATTTGCGGCCTTCTTGCGCAGCGTGGACTGTGAACAGTGATATTCGTCCGCCAGGGTCCGCAGGCTCTTGCTGCCGGAGACATACTCACGCCTCACCCTATTCCAGTCCACTTGATCACCTCACTATGATTTAAGCATAACAAAAAGAGGGTGACTTTCGTCACCCCCCCGATGATACCGTTGCTATGTGTCATCGTGCAGCTGTGCCAGTGGACAGCCTTTCCAGCAGTAAGAGGCACAGAATGACCGCATGTGTTCGTCTTTTTTGACCTTAGACCGGAATACCACACGCAGCCCGGAACTATCATACACAGCCGGTGCGCAGTTGATCTGTACCGTCTCCTGGCTGTCATAGTAAGGACAGATCACTTTGGCATCTCCGTAACTCTTCTGCTTTGACTTTGACATTGGTTGCCTCCTTAGCGGCCTGTACTTCCGAACCCGCCGCTTCCGCGTTCGGTGTCCGCCAGCTTGTCCACCAGCACCAGCTCCGGCGTGTCGATCTTGACCACCACCAGCTGACTGATCTTGTCCCCACGGCGCACAGCGTAGTCCATACCGCTGTGGTTGTACAGCTTGACGGCAATGCTGCCGGTGTATCCCACATCTATAACGCCCTCGCTTGTAATGCCGTGCTTCACATTCAGTCCGCTTTTGGACTTCAAAAAGCCCGCTGTGTGTACCGGCAGCTCAATATGCACCCCGGTGTCAATGGTCACCGCTCCGTGCGCCGGAACCACCGTGTCCACCGGTGACAGCAGGTCAAGTCCTGCGTCCGTGTCATGCGCTCTCACAGGCATTAGCGCCTGCTTGTCCAGTTGAATATTCATTCTGTCTCCTCCTTGTTTTTCTCAATGTTTTCTGGTAACGCAATTTCATTTCTGTGGGATATTTATCGTTTTCATTTTTAGGTTTTCGCTTTCCAGTCCAATAAAGCCCGCCGGCCTTTCCTTGACAGACCCATCCGGAAGCACGGAGACTTGCGCCGTTTTCGCTTTCCAACGTGTAAGTGATGATGCGTATATAACCCATAGCCGCAGCAGCTCTTGCTGCCGCGCCATAGAGAAAACTGCAAGCGTTCTTTGTTCCGTTAGTGCACAATCTTGTAACTTCCAGCGTAAAGCCGTCATCAAGATAACGACTTACCGGACGCCCGGCTATAACCACACCGACCAATTCACCGTCTGCTTCGCAGCCGATGGAAAATTTGTGTCCGACAACCGGCTTGTTATGCCGATGATGTTGCCTTACGTACTCGTTTGCATCCTTAAGAGTTATAGGTCTCAACTCAAGAGTGGCTGTTTTCGCCTCTGCTCTGATCCAGCCGTCCGGCTGGTTAAAACTTGTCATTCCTGTACACATTGTACTGCCCCTTAATACTCCACTGCCTCTTGTCGGTTAATGAAAAAGTGAATGCCGTGAGAACATTCATTCCAGCGATCGTCGTCAAACTCGTCCGGATATACGAATTCTCCGACTTTGTAAACGATATTCGGCGAGTAATTCGTGTTAGTTACACTGTCCGTTTTGACCGGCTCGCCTGAAAGCGTTGTGATTGACAGAACTTTGGCGTAGCTTGCCCGGCATTTTCGTGTAGTCGCAGAACAGCGTTTTGCGTCAGCCGGAATGAGAAGCTCAACAACATATTCACCGCATTTCTTGAATGCAATAAATTCACCTTTTTCTGGACACACAAGAGGTATGAACGGTATGTTTTTGGCTCCCCGCAGGTCGGCTTCCCGCAGGTCGGCTCCCCACAGGTTGGCTCCCCGCAGGTCGGCTTCCCGCAGGTCGGCTCCCCACAGGTCGGCTCCCCGCAGGTCGGCTCCCCACAGGTCGGCTTCCCGCAGGTCGGCTCCCCGCAGGTTGGCTTTTACTCCTCCGTCTTCACCATTCAACCACCTTTGGTGTAATTCAAGCGCTGTTTTCAATTTTTCTTTTGTCATCGGTCTTTCTCCCT